TTAGGCTTGGGGTCCGGGATGTCTTGCTACGGCAATCTCCTGGGTCGGTGCGGGTCCCCCGGTCTGGATGACCGTGACACATGGATCTTCTTTCGAAGATGGAGAGGCAGTTTCGACTGTTTCTACGGGTGTGATCATATCCAATGATCCTCCCAACGACAGGTACCGATGGGTTGCATCAATCATTTTTGATGTCATCAACTCTTCCCATTGAGCTCTCTCCTCTTTCTTATCGATTGAGGCATCTGAGAGAATCTGGGACCTCAAGTCCGCCATGGACTGAGTCGAGTATTCTGTTCCGTCTTCATTGTAAGATGGCCTGAAAATTCGTTGAAGCGTAGGAATCTCTCTAACCATAGAGGGATCCTTCGTAACCTCAATGAACATCAGGCACAGATCATCTATGGATAGCTGATCTAACTCCTGCCACTGTAGGAATATTTTATTAAGGATCTTTGACCTTCGTAAAACTGTACGAACCCCTGCCTCAAGAGACAGGGTTTCGTGGCGTCTGGCCATAACCTGGCCAGTAAGCCTCAGTTTACTTGGGAACATAACGTCCATTTTAAACTCCTCAGACCAGGCTGCCTCTAGGGACTTTTTAGGGTCACCTAGATAAGGGTCTAGGATTGTCTTGAGTAAGTATATCATATACTTCCTCAAGTTTGGATGAGAAGAGCAATCTTTTCTCCCAATCCGCTCATACCAATGAGATATGAGCTGATTCCTTACAACGTTATTGTAAAGTTTAATTGAGAGGCGAGTAATCGCACCAATTAAGGTGAATTTACCAATAGGATTTGCGGTACCTTCTTCATCCGGATTAAGTTCTGGAATGAATGATGGTAGCTTCAATATCATTATTGAATATAACAGCGGAAGGATAGGTTCATAGACCCTCCCCAACGTCGTTTTATACGACAGAACCTCCCAAGCAGTGGATGAAACCACATACTTGAGAACTCCCATAATATTAGGACGGGCGAAGAATCTACGAGTCACTCGCGTCGCGAATTCGAGACGTGAACCTAGGCCATCAAGCGATAGATATTCTTTAAAAGGAATAGGCGATATATTGACCTTATTAAAATAGGTCTGATTCGCAAAGTTAATCAAAGTACTTGAGATATAACTCTTAGCCAACTTAATCGGTACATCATAAAGGGCCGTCATCAGGTAAAAATACCTGTCAGCGGTAGGCTTATGGCCTATGACATTATCGTCACCCAATACAACATACTTATTAAAAGGCAAGACGCCGTCCCGGAAAAGACGGGTCGTTAACATATTAATAAACCCAGGATAGAAGTTATCCTCTATAACATCCAATGTAAATTTAACAGAACCAAAGAGTATCTCCCTCAATGACAAAGGGAGGTCTTTAATTAAGTAAAAATACGGAGAATTTTCTTGGTTCTCCTGAATGTCACAAAAGACACTTTCTAAATGGGCATATTGATTTATCAAGTGATGAGCCAGATTCATTAGTCCCCAGGACGATAATGCTCCCATGGGTTGACCCCGTCTATAACGGGTTCGTCCCTCAGGGCAAGTATCGATTGGGTCCTTTTGCATCTGACTTTCCGAATATGTGAATTCTTTATCAGTTAAGAGGCTGATCCATGTTCTAGCAATAGACGAACCTAGAAGGGGAGTCAGCAATGACTCGTATATCTGAGTCGGGATTAAGTCTGTGGCAGAAGAAAGGTCATACGAATGATATTCGGACATGTCCTGCCGCTGAACAAACTTGTTCAGTGACCCCTCTTGATCGAAAGTCGAATCTTGAGGGAAATATCTACATATGTCAAATAACCATAGATGAAGAGGTTTAAGTGCTTGTTGAGTAAAGAAATCGTTTATCGCAATAATCCTTACCTTCCCAGCCGCTTCCTTAATTGTGGAAAGTTTTCCCAATTTTGGCATGCGATACGGCAATAAAGCTAATCGCAAGGAGTCCTGTATGGACTTCTCGACGGTGAAAGAAAAAGATTTTGTTTGAGACAACTGAAGACATTGCTCCGCAAGTGGTAAATCACGATAGGGAGATTGTTCTGGACTGTGGTAGTTATACCGCAATCTAGAACGAGTCCCGTCTGGTTTACAATAGGGTCGAGAGACCTTATTAAGCTTAGCCTCTGGGTCACTATAAAGGTGATTCAGATATGGTTTAAACATATCTAAATGAACAGGAAGTATACTGCGTAAGTATCTCGTTATGGACTCAATATCTCTTTTAAGATAATGTAGCCCGAGATCGTCGCAGAGAGTGAAAATATAGAGAAGACCTTTGGGGTGGGACAACCACGCAACCAAGTCATATAAGATATGATTGGGGGCCATGGAAGGACTACCGTTTGGGCCAGCTCTGGATGAAATATGATATTTATCATTATTATCCAACTCTTCGATATATGACCTTACATTATAGATAAGGCTTTTTGGAACAAGCCGTTGACATGCCCAAAAACTATATGCGAAAGCAGTTAGATGCTTATACGATGCGGTGGAGCGTGGGGTCGCAATGGTACCCGTTGTGGGTTTAGACCAAGAACCCTTTATTCCTTTAAAGGTGTTCAAGATCGAGGCCCACATACGGATAGCGTTACGATCCCTTTGCTTAATTTGGTCTCTGACCATCTTGGGCAACCATCGCGGTATACCATCACGGGTCAAAGATATGGCGGGACCCAATGTTCGAGTATTACGTAGAGGGCAACCTCCTACGTAGGCATTTAACGCAATAAGGGAAACCTTAAGGCGTAATATAAGACCCATCGGACCTTGATGCTGAAGAATTGCAGCGATTTTATTCGCGAATTCCAAAGCTTGTCGCAGGCGAACAGTCGAATGACTGCCATATGTCCAGTAAGCTACCTTTCCGATATACTTCCTGTACAACTCACGGCTGTTACCAGTCGTGAGGCTAGCCAGTGTCTCTCCACGAGTCCAAAGCAACGTTCCAACCAATCGTAAGATTGCGCGGGGGGAAGCCTTAAGCTTGTGGGGGGGTATCTGGTAGGCACCAGAAGAGGAAGCACCAGTAGGTGGTTGATTTTCATCGTCCGTTGTTGATGTGGTGCTCTCTTCTATCTTCCCGATAAGAGAGGGTTCCGTGTCGCCTCGGGTGATGACGATTAACGGTATCTGATTAGAAAGGCATATGCCCTGGTACTTGTGGAATTCAGACTCAGACAGATACAGAACACCTTCCGGGTCTGATGGATCGGCTATGACCCAAGGTCGTAGCCGCCATAAGTCTCTGTCAAGTTGACGGCGACGTTGCGCGATAGACATTTGGTATCTAACTAACGAAAGATGCACAGTGTAAGTAGCTCGTTGTAAAATGAGTGAAAGCATTGGTTGTTTATTTTGCTTGGATTTTGTGGCCACACCGTCCGTCTCCAAGGGGATGGGCGGCAGGCTGCTATGACAAGCACGCGCAAATACACCTCTTAACAAGTAAGGAAGTCGTATTCTCACTAGAATGATAAATCCCCATAACCATAGGCCGCGTGGATCAAGATAATCCACGTAGAGGCCGAGATTTAACTCTCATATGAGCTGCGGAAGGCTTAACACCTTCATCCACTTTGGATCCAGCTCCATACATATATTGAAACTTTATTTCAGTTAGTCTATATCAGACTCCCAATTATAACATTTAAGGTAGGTCGTTGCCAGAGGGTTAAAGATTCCATGACAATCTAGTACTATGATATAAAATAGGAACGACAATTGGACGTGGCTCTCTAGGAACACCACACCTATCAATATACTTTGAATATCGGAGAGATATAAATATTAATTACATATATAACCGATTTTGGCTGTTTGGGCAGTGTCTTAAGTACTTAGTTTAATCCTGTTCCTTATACCCGATCAGTTTCTGAGAGGGTCCGGATGGCTATGGAGGTAACACTCTATGGTCATGCGGCTATCGCGTCAATTGATACGCTGTGATCTCCTTCGAGATCCAGTCCTAGCAGGACTTGCTCCTGGACTCTTCTTCGCCATGGCCAATATACAGGGATCCGGGGATCCAGGTATGGAGACACCATGGCACGGTAAGAGTATTATCCGTTGGGATCATTTTCCCACGCGACCCAGTCAATTCTGG